ACCTAATCCTGCAGATTCAAATATCTTTACTGCTAGTGCAGCTGCACGTCGTTTCGATACGCTTGTACAAGGCGGTACACCTTCTGGTAGTGAGTGGGAAACAGGTAAGACATGGTTGCAAAACACTGCTGACTTAACCCTTTCTGTTTGGAATGGTTCTGCTTGGACCGGTGTTGCTTCTGGTGGTACGTTTACTAACCAACCTAAGGTTGTTTATGTTGACGCATCTAGTGGTTCTGATACTAACGATGGACACCGTATTAGTCGTCCTAAGCTAACGATCAAAGCAGCTATTGAACAGATTAACAATGATGCTACTTTTGGTGATGGTAGTGTTGTTGTAGTTGCTCCTGGTACTTATCAGGAAGTTTGTCCTATTGACATTCAGAAGTCCAACGTATCGATCGTTGGTACTGCTTTGCGTAGCTGTATTGTTCACCCTACAGTAGCTACAGAAGAAAATACTATGTTCCGTGTTAATAGCGGAACGTTCCTACAAAACCTTACCTTTACTGGTATGAAGGCTAGCGGAGCACTTGGTAATTCTGCTGACCCTGCTCTACCTGTTAATCAAGGTTGGAACGTATCATTTTTTCCTGGATGTACTATTGTCAAGTCTCCTTATATTCAGAACTGTACTAACTTCTCAGATTCTGAGATTGACAACTCAGCTATTAACGTCATTACACCAGGTGGTGGTTTAGCGGGTGATACTGACTCTGCACCCACTGGTGGCGGTGTTCTTATCGATGGTTCTACACCAGCAGTTACAAGTCCTCTACGCTCAATTGTGTGTGACAGTTACACCCACGTTGGTCTTAATGGTCCTGGTCTGCTTGTTACTAACAATGGCTATACACAATGCACCAGTAGCTACGCTTTCTTTAACAAGTATCATATTAAAGCATTGAATGGTGGTCAAGCTAATCTAGCTGCATCTACTACTGACTTTGGTGATCAAGCTCTTGTAGCAGATGGTAAATCACCTGCTGCTATCTTTACTTCTAATGTAGATGGTACAGCAAGTGACAATGATACAACCTTTAACATTAACGAACCTGCTGCTGGTACTGGATGGTTTGGTGATACCCAACGTCCTGCTAGTAACATGCTGGTTACAGTAAATAGTATTACGTATCCTATTTTATCTGCTGTAGCTAATACTGATAGTGAAGGTGGTAATGGTTGGACAGTTACTATTAGCCGTCCTGATCCCAATAACCGTAGCACTAACCTTGGTCTTAATGGTGCTTTAACTGATGATCTAGCTGTCGAGTTCTTCTTACGTTCTCAGATCGCTTCTAGCGGTCATACAATGGAGTATGTAGGTAGTGGTACTGATTATCGTGCATTGCCTGAAAACGGTGGTGTTCCTGATGACACTAAACAAAAGACTGAACTAAACAACGGTAAGATCTGGACTGCTACAACTGACCATAACGGTAAGTTTACTATTGGTGGTAACCAAACAGATGATCCATTCTTTACTGTAGATCAACAACTTGGTTTTGTTACTATTCCAACAGGCTCTATTGCCTTTGACTTGAAGTCAGATTTGACTCCACAGTTAGGTGGTAACTTAGATGTCAATGCTTTTGTTATTACTGGTCTTCCTTCTAGCCCTACTGCTGGTACAGAAGCTACATCTAAAACATATGTAGATGCTGGTGATACAGCAAATGCTGGTGATATTGCTACTAATACAACCAATATTGCTACTAATACAACTAACATTGCAAGTAACGATACTGACATTGCGACTAACGTTACTAACATTGCCACTAACGTTACCAATATTGCAACCAATACAACTGACATTGCAACTAACGTAACTAACATTGCTGCACGTCTGCCACTAACTGGCGGTACAATGACTGGTGACATTGTTTTTAATAGTGGTCAAACTATTGCTGGATATGTACCACGTACATCTGCAACTGGTGCTGCTGAACTTCCTAGTGGTACTGAAAATGAACGTGATAACCCAGCTTCAGCTGGTTACATACGCTTTAACACAGATGTAGACCAATTTGAAGGCTATAACGGTACTACGTGGGCAAGTGTTGGTGGTGGTGCAACAGGTGCCGGTGGAGATCAATGGGCTCTAGAGCATGACAACACGATCACGCAATCGTACGAAATTGGTACTGGTAAAAATGTTATCAGTGCTGGACCTTTAACTATTAATAGCGGTGCAACTGTAACCGTACCTTCTGGATCTAACTGGGTGATTGTTTAATTATGGCTATTACAATTAATGGAAACGGTACTATCGGCGGCATTACTGCCGGTGGTTTACCTGATGGAACAGTCGATACCGACATGCTTGCTGCTAATGCAGTTACTGAAGCAAAACTAGGGTCAGATGAACAGAAAGGATTAGCAAAGGCTTGGGTAAACTTTGACGGTACTGGAACGGTTGCAATCCGCGAAAGCTACAACGTAAGCTCGATTACGGATAACAGTACTGGTCATTATACAGTCAATTTTACGACTGCAATGCCTGATACCAACTTTGCTGCACTTAGTACTTGCAATTACAGAACAACAATGCAGACAGATCAAACCGCAAGGACAACGTCATCAGTTACTGTAAGTGCTTCGATTGGAGCATCAGGATCGAGCCTTATTAGTCATACTGACAAATCAATAGTTGCTGTTGCTGTTTTTCGCTAATTAATCATGTCTAAAATTATTTATCAAAACTCTGACGGCACTGTTTCAGTCGTCACTCCATCAGGCGAGGTTCCTATCGAGGACTTGCCTGCAACACTTGGGCTGACTGATTACGAAATCGTTGAAGATAGCGTAATTCCATCAGATCGCACCTTCCGTAATGCCTGGGTAAAAACTGGAGCAACGGTTGTTGAAGATCTTACTAAGTCTAAAGAGGTTGGACACGAGTTACGGCGTGCAGCCCGTTCTGAAGAGTTTAAACCTCATGACGAACTAATTTCAAAGCAGATCCCTGGAGCAGATACTGATGCTGCAGAAGCTGCTAGAGCAACAATTAGAACTAAATACACAACAATGCAAACTAGCATTGACAATGCTGCTACTACAGCAGACATCAAAACGGCACTTGAAGGAGGTACAGAATAATGCCAATTAAATTAAACGGGGCAACGTCTGGTTCGGTTGAACTGGATGTGCCCGCCGCCGTAAGTGGCGGTGATGTAACACTTACTTTGCCACCTAATCTTGGCACCGCTGATCAGGTCTTACAAACTAATGGTTCAGGTACTTTGAGTTTTTCTCATTTGTACGGACCTGCCGCTAGAGCACATTTAACTACTGATCAAACAATAGGCAACGGTGTATGGACTACAGCTATTCTTGACGGTATTGATTTTGACACTGATAATTGTTTTGATGTATCTACTGGTAGATGTACCCCTACTAAGGCCGGTATTTATCATGTCTCTGTGCAATCATACCTAAATTATAGTGCCGGGTCTCCTAATAGATACGGTATTCGTATTTATAAAAATAATGTTAGGCTCCAGGGTGATGTTTTCACTGCCCCCGCAAGTTTTTGGGGGATTTGTAATTGCGATACCTTAGTTGAATTAAATGGGACTACTGATTTTGTTGAATTGCGTGTTTACTTGTTAGGCGCTACTGCTGGTAGAGAAGCACTTCTTGATTACACAAACATGAGCGTTATTTACATGAGGCCATCTTAATGGAATTAATTGACAAAATAAAAACTATTTACCCTGAACTTACGGACAACGATTTTGTTCATACTATCGAGCTGTGTGATGAGTCTTTGGGTAATGGACCTTTCATCAACATTTGGAACCATCCAACTCTTAAACGTCCTACTGATGAAGAACTGGAGGCAATAGCATGAGTACAATTAAAGTAAATAATATCGTCCCACCTAATGTAGGTGAGGGCGTCAGTATTGACGGCTTGCAGATGCCAACAACTGGGGCTTTAAGTAACAGGAACCGTTTTATTAACGGCTCAATGGAGGTAGCTCAGAGAGGGACTTCTAGCACTGCTAACGGTTATGTGTCTCTTGACAGGTGGTATGCTAATCAGTCGGGAGGATCTACTACTCTTAGCCAAGAAACATTTACTGTTGGGGAAGAGCGTAACGGCCTTCAAAATTATGCCAAGTATGTTGTAAGTACATCCAGTGATTTTACAAATTTTAGGCAAAGAATAGAAAACGTAAAGTCTGTTCCCCCAGGTAGTGTAACTGTTTCTTTTGATGCAAAAGGAACTGCTCCTACGGGTGATCTAAATGTCTGGATGGCTCAAAATTTTGGTAGTGGTGGCTCTTCCGATGTAGACATTACTCCGCAAACTGTTACTCTTACAAGCAGTTGGCAACGATTTAGCCTTACTTTTACGATTCCATCAATATCTGGCAAAACTGTTGGATCTAGTAGTTATTTACAAGTTGCATTTGGTCAATTCAGTGACACGTCTACAACTGCTTGGGAACTAAACATAACCGGCGTCCAATTAGAGGTCGGTTCCAAGGCCACCCCGTTTGAACATAGAAGCTTAGGGAATGAACTCGATAGGTGTAAACGCTATTACACTAAGTCTTACCCTCAAGGCTATTATGCAGGGGCTGTAAATATGTATGGCGGTGGTGTGATTTATCGCAGTAATACAGCCACCACAATTCCACCATACATTCCAGTTAGGTTTGAAAAAGAACTACGCACAACTCCTAATATTGACGTATACAGTCCTGATACTGGAGCAGTAAATAGGGTATCAGTTGGTACAGGTACTGGTGGCACACAAGTAGCTGTAACGGCAGGTGTTTCAAGCCACGCCGCCACTGCAATGATGATTTACCCTAATTACGCTAGCAGTACGGCTTATTATAATTGCTACTTTCAATATACCGCAGAAGCTGAACTCTGATGACTACATACAAACTACTAACAGATCCTTTAACAAATAGCATTCAATCCGTGTTGCGAGATAATAAAACACACGTACCTTTTGATAACAATAATACTTCTTATCAAAAATATCTCGAATGGCTAGCAGAAGGCAACACACCAACCCCCGCTGACTAAAATGATTACACTTATTAGACCACTACTATTTTCATTCTTACAATCTGATCGTGTTAAAGCTTTGATTGTAGAGATGCTAGAAAAACTTGCTGAATCAACCGATAATGACATCGATGACAAAGCAGTTGAATTTGTCCGTAACGGATTATTCCCAGTTAAGAAATGAACTTAGGGGAGCCACCACTTTTCCCCTCTATAACGCTCCCTGAACCGCTTCAATTACCTCCACCAATACTAGAGGTGCCACGGGCAGATATACCATCTTACACACCCTTAGTGGTACCTCCTAGCGACCTTAGACCCCCACCTGGAGTTAGTCCGATAAAGACAACTGAGTCTGAGGTTAAACCTAAACCAAAACCACCTAATACACCACCAATAAAGCCGCCAGAAGTGCAAACATTTGACGTGCCTGGAACTGACATTGAAGTGCCTGTACCTAGTGGTGAAATTTTAGTTACTGCTGCTACTACAGCTTTTGTATCAGTCGCAGCTACTCTGCTTGCTACTTCTTTATTTAAACATTTAGTTAGTTTATTTAAACCTATAATTAAACAAGCATGGAACAAGATGAAAAAAAAGGAGGAATCATCAAATTTGTCGTCCTCGTCTGGTCCGCCGGACTCTTAACTGCTAGTTATGCTGGATGGATGGAGAAGATGGATCCTACTTATGTGGCATCTATTTTGAGTGGAACATTAGCAACATTTTCAATCTCAAGGGAAAAGAACAAATGAAAAAGTTAGCTTTACTGTTACTGCTTGCTGCACCAGTGTCAGCTCAGTCAGTTACACCTAATTTTACGCAAGGTAGTATGCAATCTACCACAACTACAACTATTGATATTGACCGTACTATTGCAACAGAAGTGTACGGTGGAGCTTATAAAGCATGGTCTGGAACCAACGTTACACCCAGTGGTTCAATCGAAGATTCTTCGACAACATTTTCAGTAACCACTGCTGGAGATCCATTTCAACTGGAGATCGTAGACAGAGCGGCAGGAGTGATCGAGACAATCGACATCACCGAAACCATCGAACAAACGTCTATTACTACTTCCTTATCAGTCTTCTCGCAGTAAGCCCAGCTTATGCAGGAGATGACCCAAAGGTATCTAATACTTCGTCACCTGTAGCGGCTGCTACGGGTAACGTCACCAATCAAGCTGTGCAGTTCCAGAACAACGGAGCACCATCTAGACAAAACTTTGTCAACGGTAACTCTTGCAACGGAACAACAATGACATTCCAACCATTTTATATGGGTGGTGATGTACACACAGATGCGTATCAACGTACCCAAAACTTTGGTGTACAGCTTGGCTTTTCTGTACCGTTAGACGGTGGCATGGTTGAAACATGCAAACAGATTGCACGTAGACACGAACAAAAGATGCGGTTGGATTATGAGCTAGTACGTGCTCTTAAATGTACAGAAATCATGAAAGCTGGTTTTACCTTTCGTCCTGGCAGTCGCGTAGAAGTGCTTTGTCATGACATTGTACCTATTGTCTCTCTTAAATAATGGAAGCAGCTGTGACTGCTCTAATCGCTTTAATTGGTGGTGGGGCAGCTTTAAATAACAGATTACACAACAGAATAAATAACGTGCATGACCGCATTAGTGGTCTTGACAGACGTATTGACGCTATTGAATTAAATGTAGCTCAAGACTACGTATCTAAAGCTGACCTATCAGTAATGGTCCAACGTATGGAAGACCATATGGTACGTATCGAAAACAAACTAGATCAAATCGTATTAAGGAATTAATTATGGCTTACAAGAATCCGTCACTTAAGGCAATTCACGAAGGACCAAGATTTACTAAACCTGGACAACCAGTAGTACAACCTAAAGATATGCCAAAGTATCAGGGTCCAAAGCAAGCTAAAAGAAAAACAAACTCTGTTAACGAAGCATGACAAACAAGAAAGCAACTGAAGACCAGTTCAACGAGTTGCATAATCTTGTCACAAAGGAATTCCTTGCCCGTATTAAATCGGGTGAGGCTTCTACACAAGACCTAAAAGCAGCTTGTGATTGGTTATCAAAGAATGATATCAGTGGTGTCGCCTTTGAAGGTAGCCCCCTAGATAAACTGGTTAGTATCATGCCAACTGTTGACCCTGAACTTGTACAACGGAGACTTTATGGCTCGAAAGTCTAACTATAGTGGAGCCAAGTATGCTAATGGTAATTATAAATCTTACCAAAA